AGGGACAAACACAGCTCAATAGCGTAGCTACTCTCTTTAGTAGAGTAGATGGTGTTTTTGGAGTACAAGCAGCTTTCCAAACAATAGGGCCTTATTCAGTTCAAGCTGTTGGAAATGAAACTGTATTTGTTACTGGTAATAATATTGCCGCTACAGCATCTTTAGGTAGTGAATCAGTATTATTAGCTCCTAATGTATTTCCAAGTGGAATTGCAATGGCCTCAGCTCTTGGTGATGAGTCATTAAGTGTTGGAATAACTGCTAAACCAAGACAAAATGAAACATTTAAAGTAAAAGTTAGTGGTAATGAAGGTTTAGGAAACAAATATTACATTGATGGTAATTTTGCTACAAACTTTACTAACTTTAATATGCCAACAGCTCTTCATGTTGGTTTTACTTATGTGTTTGATCAAACGGATAATTCAAACAACAATCATCCGTTAAGATTATCTACAACTCCTAATGGAACATGGAATGGTGGCGTTGAGTATACAGATGGTGTAGTTAAATCTGGTACGCCTGGGTCTACAGGATCAACACAAATAACTATAACAGAATCAACTCCTTCTACTCTTTATATATATTGCACGCAACATTCTGGTATGGGTATGGCAGTATCTATTTTACCAAGTGTTAATTTAGGAATGACAATTCCGCAACCAAGTGCTAGTGTAAGTGCTGGTGTTGGCGTATTCCCAACGGGAGTAAGTGCAACGGGAGATATTGGTTTTGTTCAAATGAACTTTGGTTCTGATATATTCCCAACAGGATTAAGTATGACAGGAAGTGTTGGTAATGTATCTATTTGGCAAGAGGTAGATACAAATCAAACTCCAAACTGGACAAGGGTTGCTGCATAATGGCTACATTTAGTAATTTAGGTATAAAATTAATTGGCACTGGTGAAGAATCAGGTACTTGGGGTACAAGTACAAATACAAATATGGAATTATTAGATCAAGCAATATCTGGTTATGTTAGTCATGCACTATCAGATGCTAATGCAACTTTAGCTATTTCTGATGGTTCAAGTTCAACTGCAAGAAATAAATATATTAATTTTACTGGAACTTTATCAGCAGAAAGAACAATAACTTTAAGTCCAAATGATTTAGAAAAAACTTGGTATGTAAAAAATGCTACAACAGGTGGTTTTAATTTAGTATTTAAACAAGGTTCATCTGGAACAACAGTAACAGTGCCAAATGGCATAACAGCTATGATTTTTTCTGATGGTCTTGGAGCAACAAACGGTAATGTAAAAAATGGTATAGGAACTCTTTTAACAGAGGGCGTTATTCCAGATGCCGATAATACACGTGATTTAGGTTCTGCAACAAATGAATGGAAAGATTTATACATTGATGGCATTGCTTACTTAGATCAAGTTGATATTGATTCTGGAACTATAGATGGTGTCGATGTCGGTTCTAATGCACCTGCTACTAATTTAACAGTAGACAATGTTAATATTAATGGAAATGATATACAATCTACAACAAATCAATTAGCTTTTGTAACTGGTGGTTCAGCCGAAAGAATACGAATAGATAGTTCAGGTAATATATTCTATGGTGGAAGAACAACAACCAGTGCTACAACTAATGCAACATCTTTTTTAGATACAGATACAACATATAAATCTTTTCAAGGTAGTGGTACGCCACATATGACATTTTTAAATGGTGCAACAACTGTAGGCACTATTACAAATAATGGTACAAATGCGTCTTACAATACAACTTCTGATTACAGAAAGAAAAATGAGCTTGGTGATATAAAAGATGCATGTGAAAGAGTAATGAGCCTTAGACCTATTTTATACGAGTTTAAAGGTATTATTAATCCTACAAAACAAGAAGGTTTTATAGCTCACGAAGTACAAGAAATTGTACCTAGTGCAGTAACCGGTGACAAGGACGCTGTTGATCCAGTAACAGACGCACCAATTTTACAGCAATTAGATCAATCTAAGCTGGTTCCTTTACTTACTCAGGCATTAAAAGATGCCCTCTGGAAAATCGAAAAACTCGAAGAGAAAGTGGAAGAATTAGAAGATGCCGTTAGCAAAGTTTAACTTTAGACCAGGAATAAACAAAGAAACAACAGATTACACAAATGAAGGCGGCTGGACTGATGGCAATCTTGTTCGTTTTCAAGCTGGTTTACCACAAAAAATAGGCGGATGGGAAAAATACTCTGACAATGAATTTGTTGGTAGTTGCAGAACTTTGTTTGAGTGGTCTGATTTTGATGGCAATCAGTATGTAGGTGTAGGCACTAATCGTAAATTTTATATTTTAAATGATGGTATTTATTATGATATTACGCCGTTAAGAGCTACACAAACTGTAAATAATCCTATGACAACAAACGGAACAACATCTGTAAGGTTTACAGTTCCTAGTCACGGTTGTGCAACTGGTGATTTTGTAACTATATCTGGCCTTTCTGGACCTGTTGATGGTATTCCAATAACAGAAATTAATGCAAATCATACGGTAGCTGTTGTAGATTCTAATAATTTTGATATAACAGTAAGTACGACTGCTTCTGGTTCGACTTCCAATACTGGAGGCTCTCTAACATTTAAATTTGAAATTCCTGTAGGAGAAGACCAACAATCCTTATTAGGTGGTTGGGGAGCTAGCACATGGAATGCTGGTGCTTGGGGTTATGGTACTCCTTCTGCTGAATTTAGGTTATGGAATCAGGATAACTACGGTGAGGATCTTATTATTAATAATAGGGGTGGAGCTATTTACAAATGGGATGAGTCTGGAGGGACGACTTCCCGTGCCACCATCATTACGTCTGACGCAGGCGCAAATCTCGCACCAAACAAAGCCAATCAAATTATCGTATCTGAAAGAGATGGGCATGTAATAGCATTAGGTGTAGACCCTATATCAGGGTCTTCAAGGACAGGAACAATAGATCCTATGGTAATAGGAATATCTAATCAAAACAGTGCTGTAGATTGGGAAATAAGAACAGATGGTACATCTACAGCTGATCAAATAGAATTAAATTTAGGCTCAGAAATTATTGGTGGTCTACAAACAAGACAAGAAATATTAGTTTGGACCGACATCGCACTGTTTTCATTGCGATTCGTAGGCGGACCCCTTCCCTTTACCACTTCTCTCCTCGCTAGGGGTCCGTCGATTTTAGGCCCTAATGCTTCTGTTAATGGAGCTGATGCAACATTTTGGATGGATAAATCTAATTTTTAT